GAACGTATAAATCTATTGAAATAGAGTGTACAAAACATTCAAAACGACCCTTGTTTGTGCTATAATATATTGATATGTTTTATGGGTTGAAAACACCAGTAATTACAAGGTTTATTTAGTAATCGTCAATAAATCCGTCAAAAATTCTAGCCGAAAATTTTAGACACACTATCATGTGCCTTTAATCTCATTTCATCGGTATAGTGAATGTATGTGTTGATGACTGTATCAACAGTATCACCTAATAAGGATGCTACTGTTTTGATGTCTACACCATTAGCCAATAACCTTGTAGCATAGGTATGTCTTAAATCGTGGATAGAAGTATTTGGTAAATATCGTTTTATCATTACTGATACTGCACCAGTACCGCCAGTTGGATTGTTGAATAGGTATAATCCGCTGGTGGTATTTTTATATTCAAGTAGTATATCAATCAGTATTGGTGGTATGGGTATTTTCCTGTAACTGTTTTTTGTCTTTAGATTACGGATCGCATATGTACTTTCGCCACTATATGCGAATTGTTTATTCACATCAATAATAGCGTTATCTAAATCTATATCATCCCATGTAAGGCCTAAGATTTCGCCATACCTCATACCTGTATAAGCAGCAATGGAACACACGATATAGTATTTGTAGTTATGGCCTTTTAACGATGTTAATAGGTGTGTTACATCATCTTCATTTATAGCGTTGATTTTAGTTATTTGTGTTTTATGCAACCTCTTAATATTCTTACACGGACTACTATTAATAATTCTATACGGCGATACTGCATAAGCGAATACCTTTGTTATTATCGTGATGCACATATTCTTACTAGATATTGATTGTTGTAAATCATTAATTACTTTCCGAATTTGTATTTCAGAAATATCTTTTACTTTCATATTGAATAGCGTGTTGAATTTCTGAAATGCATTGTCATATGCTTTGAATGTAGAATATACATTTGCTTTGTTTTCATCTGTATATATCTTGTAAAACTTAATAAGCGTTATATCTTTTAGACTATCATCAAGCGGACTGGTGATAGTCTTTTTTAGGTTATCGACTATTTCTTGGCCGTAAAGTTTAGCCTCTCTTTGTGTGGCAAAACCCTGTTTAGATTTCTGTTTCCATTTGTAGCCGTCCTTGTAGCTAACAATAATCTGAAACCCCTTATCCTTTTTTCTGATAGTGAAATTGTATTGCATAATTCACCTCATATGATATGCGTATAAAAGTTTATACCCTCTACATCGTCAAATTGCCTTGCATGAGCCATACGCTCAATTAAATCAATGTGTGCCTGACTGTACATATCATCATTTAATATATGACCTATCTCATGTAGTATACCTTTACGTTGTACATCAATAGGTTTATCACTATTAACTAATATTGTATATGTTCCGTCATCATTTAGTTTTAATACCGCAGTTTGTGTTTTCCGTAGCTTTATATATATCAAATTGATGTTCATACTATCATCCCCTTTGTAGGGTTATTGTACAAAGTAGTATGTGTATAAAATTTCTCATACGTTAGTTGATTAATGATCTTAGATTGATATTAGAAAGACTACTTTCGATATCCATTAATTTAAAATTAATGCTATCTAAATATTGATTGATAGATGCTATGTTGCTTGTATTCGTTGCTACATTATCTTTTAATGCATCAATATCAGATAAGTCATGATTTGATAATTCCTGTTCGATTGTCTTAATCCTAGTATCAAAATTATTGATTGTACTATCAGCATCTAAATTAGCAACAGTGTTCGATAGTCTATCTATCTTCATTGTTAGATTATAGGTATAAGCTGCTTGACCTATAACAACTAAAATTAGAATGATTAATAGTGCATATCCTTTTTTATTCATAGTAAATTCCTTTTTATAATTGGTTTTATCGTGGGTAATTAAAATACATATGATAAGATTTATAGAATATATACATTGCTACTTGATATGAGGGAGAAAAAAGTATCGCTTTACCTGCGATGGAATTATCAAATTGATGTGATAATGGTTTGGAACTAAGCATATTACCATTAAAGTCATAAAAAACAAATGTATTAGCTTTCCATCTTACTCCAGTATCATTCGATACCTCTTTAACTATCTCATCTACATCCTTATATTTATGGGACAGTTTTTCTATACTTCTTTCGTAATTGTAAAAAGAGGTTTGATTTGTTTCTACAATAATGTTTCGGTCATACCACACTGAATATATAGTAGCGTTAATAGCGTAATAAGGCGGATTATATCTTGTTACAGAAATTGCTGAATTATCTACGTATGCTTCACGTGTTTCGTCCGAGTATACTAATTTGAATTGACTTGGATTATTACGGATTTCATTTATAGAAATTGCATTGATATGTAACGGAATAAGGATCATGCAAATTAAAATTATCAACCTATTCATAGTTATTTGCCCTCTCTCTTTTTTAACATTTCAATTGTATTAAGAACAAAATCTATATCATCTTTTGACATGTCTTTACTAGCATCGAATAGTATGCGTAAATCTGGATTATCTTTAATCGCTTGTGCATATTCCGATACAGATGGATCTAAATAATATGGTTCTTCAATTTCATCTTTTCCATATAGCGTATCAATATTTATATTAAAATAATCAGCTATGGCTTCTAATATTTCAAAACTAGGTTTTCTTCTACCTTGCTCATACATACCTACTAGACTAGGTGATACATCTATATAGCTTGCCAATTCTTTTTGAGATATTCCTTTGGATTTTCTTAATTCCATCAACCTTTTAGCAAATGTCATTTTTTACACCGCCTTATATAAATATATACTTCTATGTTTTTATTATCACACAAAGTGAAGAAAATTTCAATAAAAACTACACTTTAAGTGTTGACATATTTTTGATTATGTACTACACTATTAGTGTAGCAAGAAGAGAGGTGATGAAATATTGAATACAGATATTATCGCTACACGATTAGTAGAATTAAGAAATTCAAAAAATTTAACACAAAATGAACTAGCAATTAAAGTTGGTGTAGCACCTACATCGATTGCCATGTATGAAGCAGGGAAGCGTATTCCACGTGATGAAGTAAAAATTAGATTGGCAAAAGTATTTGGGAAATCAGTGCAGTCAATTTTTTTTGCTAAGTAATTACACTTAGAGTGTAGGAAAGGACAAAATGCTAGTACAAAATCAAAAAGATTTAAGGGTAGCAAATCGAATGTACGGACGAAAATTACCTACATTCGGATGGGCTGGCCGTAACGATGAGTACGCACAATACTGGCGAAAACTCATCAAGGCTAAATGGCCTAAACGTAATCAATCAAGATGGAATAAGAAAGTCATTCTATCTTGGGTGAAACTGGCACGTAAGGCAGATATTCATGCAAGGAATGAAAGGAGATACAAAAATGTTTATCAACAATAAGTTTAAAGAAGCCATTGCTTGCGCTGGTATGAAAATCAGAGAAGATCACTATGACTACATCGAAACAATATTTGATGAAATTACACCTTATGGGTGGGAATGTCATTGTGAAGATGCTCAACGAATGGAATGTGAAAACACATCTGAGGTGTTAAAGCGAAGATTTGGGCGACTTAATAATCATAGAGCGTATGGTTTTTGTTTTAACCCAACATTGTAATGAGGTGATGTATGGAAAGCCTTGTATATACGGCTAACCAAGTAGCGGAATTGTTTCAAATTTCGATTTCCGCAGTATACGACCTAAGAAACAAAGGCAAGTTAAAACAACTACCGAATGTAAGCGGTGTAAGGTTTAGTAAAAAAGAGGTCGAGGCACTAGCAGGAGTTGAAAGCGAATACTCGGCTATTGGTTACAGAAAATTAAAAAATGAAGTGGAAACACTAAGAGAAGAAAACAATCGTTTGAAAAGTGAAATTAAAAAAATCACCAGCCAAATGCTAGTGATTGTAGGTAATGAATTATGAAATTGATTTGGATATTAAGAACAATAGCATTCCTAATGATAATAGGAACAGTAGGTTCTGTAGAAATCGATAGAATTGATTTTTACACAGCATTTTTACAAATATCATTGGGGTTGACCCTACTCATCCTTTCAAATTTCTGGGTGAGAGAAATAAAAAAGCACGCTAGGCCGTAGGAAAGCAAGCGTGCTAGTAGAGAGTATGTCTTATATCTCTACTTGTATTTTAACACAGAGTATAAGGAGAAACAAAATATATGGAAACAGTTGATGTAATCGTACAACCAGCAATCGAACCACAAGTGATTGATAGCAATTTAACTATGACATGGAATAACGCAGAACTTGCGAAGTACCTTGAAGAGAAATTAGAAAAATACAACGGATTAGTTGTAACGGAAGATAATCTAAAAGAAATGAAATCTGTATTGAAAGAGATTGTTTCTATCCGTACTAAGCTAACACGATTTGGTGCTGATAAAAAACGTGAATTAAAAATTCCGTATAATACATTCACTGCAGAACTAGAACAAGTACTTGCAGTTGTAAGTAGAGTTGAAAACCCTATCGCAAATCAAATCAATGAATTTGAACAACAAGAAATGTTAAAACGTAGGGACACAGTCATCGCCATGATGAATGACAAGGTACAAGCATTGGGGATTAGAGACGAATACAAAATAAGAATTGTACCTAATCACA